GTCTAAAACTCCTGTCCCATTATTAGTAGATTTTGAAGGCAGACCTTATACTAGTAATAATGATATGACGAGACTCTTATACAAAATATTCAATAAAAAAATAGGAGTGAATATGTTGAGACATATATTCTTGACCGATAAATACAAAGATATCATGGATGAGATGAAAGCCGATACCAAAGAAATGGGGACAAGTGTAGATATGATGAAAGACCAATATATTAAGAATTAATTTAAGTAACCCAATATGCTACTAATTCATCAGCACCTAAACCTATTTCTTTTTTATATTTCTTAATAAAATCCTGAAATTCTTTCAAATTAAAAAAGAAATTCTTCATCATTAAAATTCGGAGAATCACCCAACGACCACATGTAGTAGAATGGTTACAAAGTTTCTGTAATTTAACTTTATTATAAACTACTTTCTTATCTTTTACTTTTGAGAGAAGTTCAGATAGAATCTTTCTACCTTCTCCCAATAATCTTCTTTTAACAGCATTAATAAATTTCAATTCACCATCTGGTGCTAATCCGTAACTATCAAACCATTCAATCGTATCACCATATCTTAAAAGACAAGTCCAATGACCGGAATTATAATTTTCTTCAATTAATATAATCTTGTAAGTCTTGTCTTTTGGGAGAATATCCTCTATACTTTTAAAATTGGCTAACTCGCTATACTTTATCACATTGTTTTTGTAATGATTCGTTTCTGGAAAATATCTCTCTAAATCTAAATCAGTTATATTTGTTCTCATTCTTGTTAGAACTTCATCCATGTTGATTCCAGACATTTATTATATGGATAGAAAAGAATTATCGTTATTTCTCCAAAATAAAATCTAAACATACTTTAGAGAAATCTAATGGTTCATTTTCAAAAAGATTATTTATACGGAATTCAACAAGAAGCAACTATCTTACCTATACTACAGCAACACTTTGGAGATACTTTAGCAAGAAATACCGAACGATGGGGGAAATATGATTTCTACAATGAGAAATCTATTTTTGAATTAAAGTCTAGGAAGAATAAGAAAGGGGCTTATCCTACTACATTAATGACTTGTAATAAAGTAGTAGATACCGAAAACAAAGAATTATATTTCTTATTTAATTTCACAGATGAATTAACATGTATTAAGTATGACCCTGTATTATTTGATACATTTGAGAGAAAACCTTTCTCTCGTGTGAATCAAACTTACGATGAAAAAGATTATTATTATATTCCTATAGAATATTTAGCAACAATAAAAAAATATTATCCTAGTATATAAAAATGTCTTGGAACTCTTTATTCGCTTTTGACGCTACCGGAAGAGTCGGCTCAACTTATAGTGCTACTGGGGTAACAATTACTGCTTTAGTCGGTGCTTCAGCAGTTCAAAATTTAGCAACATTTACTGGCTTACCAGTAGGTATATATTCAGTTCAGGTATCTGTGCCTTTAGTAAATACTACAGGAATAGCATCAGTTCCTGAAAATTGGATTATAGGAGCAAGTTCTGTTTCAACAGTATCATCTACTTTAGCGTTAGGTTCTAAATCAATCATCAGTTTTCCTACAGTAATGGAAACTGAAACAGCATCCTCAACAATAACTACTGATTTTATATTAAATAATACATCAGGAACAGCTTCAATATTTATTAATTCAAGTTTTACGAATGGAACATTGCCTAATGTATTATTATCTTGGAATGCTACTACTCCTACTACTGCTACTATTGTCGCAACCAAATTGGCTTAAAATATAATATTAGTATATAATGTCTTGGAACTCTTTATTCGCATTTAGCAATCCTACAGGACGAGTCGGAAGTCAATATACGGCTATTAGTAATAGCACATTGAATGGAGTAGCACTAGACGCTCCAGTTAATGGTGTAACTAATCTAGCACAATTTCCATCCTTACCAATTGGGGTATATTCTATTTCAGTTCAGTATCAAGTTGATATTCCGGCTAACGCAGCAATTAATATTATACAATATTTTTGGAGTATTGGAGTATCAACCATCGGTTCTACTTCACCAATAATATATCCATCAATTAATATTGGAGCACCAAGCACAAGTATAAATCCACTTACTACTAATACTAATGCTCCAATTAATGCTAATTTTATAGTATCGGTTACATCTTCAAATCCAATATATATAAATAATATTTATTTCATGAACTCAAGTAATATAGTATTTTTTGATAATCCCGTAAATATAGTTTGTATCGCAACAAAAATGGCGTAATCTAGATTTCTACAAGTAAATATCTATAAAAAATAGATATTTATTAGATATATACAATAGATTTCTACAAATTAGATATGAAATAGATATATATATGTAGAAATTTTAAAATTTCTACATATAGAAATGTAAATTAGCATTGTAAAAATCTAAATCGTGAAATTTGATATCTACAAATAGATTATTACATGTAGAAATCTAACTTTTCTCTCAATTCTAGATTATTATTTGAATATTTAGGAATGAATACAAAAAAATATTAGCACTATTATATATAATGTCCTATAGACCAAAACCAGAATTGAGTAATGTCCCCGCAATACCAGACCATATATATTACGATGTATTAGTTACTAATTTTAATAGTGTTAGTGGCGCACCAATCCCGATATACTTTAACGAAAATAGAACGAATCCAATTGTCCCAATAACAGGAGAATATGAAATGAGTATTATTCGTTTTTCTGTGGATACTCCTGATTTACCAGTATTGATTCCGATTATACAACAAAACGCAGTTAAAGATGATTTAACAAATTATTCTATTACATTAACCCTTAAACCAGAATTTCTACCTTACACTTCTCCCGCAATCCCAGTTGCTAATACTATAACTTATATCTCTCAAGCAAACATTATATGGGTTACACAAGATACAAGTGCTCCTATTCCTCCGACTCCTTTTACTAACGGCGGGTTTCAATCTACTGTAGGGACTTATTATTACTGCTATTCCTATCAACATTTTCAATCGTTAGTAGATGCTACTTTAGCAAGGGCTTGGGTATTTTTAAAAGATGCTTTAGTTACTGCGGGTTATATTATAGGAATTACTAATCCTGAAATAGATGGGGTAAATGCTCCAGTATTTAGTTGGGATGCCGGTTTAAAAACGGCTGTAATAAGCACCCCCCAATTTAAAGCAGATGGAGTTTCTCCATGCTTTGAAAATCTAACTTTAGTAGCAGGAGTTCCAACTATAAATGAGTTTCCTGTAAAAATATTCTTCAATGCTCCTTTATATCAACTATTTAATAGTTTCAACTCAACCTTTAGAGGAACTACTAATAGTCTTACAACTACTGCTTTAGGACAAGGATATTATCAGAATCCTAATTATACTTCTCCTGCTAATCTTTCTATTGTTATTCCGTCTGGTTTCACTATTTCCGGATTGAATTATCAATTGAATATTATCAATCAAGGAGGAACAACTCAGATTCTCATTCCGAATATTTATCCTATAACTCCTCCAGTTAGTGCTGCTACTGTTGAAAATTTATACATTCAAACCTTTCAAGAATATACTACAATTATTAATTGGACTCCTGTAGCAAGTATTGTCTTTGTATCCAATACTTTACCAATCGTAAGTAATCAATTAGCATCTCCCTTAATTTACAATGAAAATGTTATTGTTCCTAGTAATGGTAATAACGCAAATTTCGCACAAATAATTACGGATATAGAGACCAACGAACAATCTTATAAACCAAATCTCCTATACAATCCTCTTGCGGAATATAGAATGATTAGTATGACTGGAAATAGACCTTTAACAAATGTAGATATTTCGGTATTTTGGAAGACAAAATTAGGAACTTTTGTCCCATTAAACTTATTAAGCGGTGGGAGTTGTTCGGTCAAATTTCTCTTTAGAAAGAGAATAGTATAATTTAGGGATATAATTACTAGAAAAAAAATCTTTATTAATTATATAAATGACTGACTTTAAAACAATCCTTCTGAAAGATAGTCGTCTTGCGGATATTACCGATAATTTGACCTTTGCCGTCCAATCGGGCGCTGCTAATAATACTTATCAGCAATTTACTGCGGTTTCCACCTCCAATAGTAGTGTTACATTCACTATCCAGATTCCTTCTGAATCTATTGTGATTAACAGAGAATTATTAGTATCCACCGATATTTTCTTTACTTTATCTGTTCCAAATGTTGCGGTTGGAGATTTACCACTTACATGGGGGTCAGATTGTGCTTTACAATCATTTCCTTTCAATAAACTTATTTCCACTGCTTCTGCTACTATTAATAATACCAATGTTTCTATCAACGAACAAGATGTTTTAGATTGTTTATTGAGATTCAATAACTCTAGGGAATTATATCGTTATAATTCTACTACTCCTACTCTTCCAGACCAAGCCTATCTGAACTATCTTGATGGTTTAGGAGCAAACAACAATCCTTTAGCAAGTTGGTATAACCAATCTTACGATATAGACCAAGCACCAAGAGGTTCTTTCCCAGTTACACTTGTAACCGCATCTACCGCTAATGTTAGTTCATCTGTTTATACTACATTAGCCACACTTGCTACCAATGGTTTAGAGAATACTCTAGCGGTCGCACAAGATTACAAGATTGTATTCAAAGCAAGTGTTCC